ACATCTACATCTTTAGAAAACCAATCGATAGAGACATGCGTCATATCTCCGTTTTCAATCTTTTCTAACACTCCATTACTTTCAGCTGCACCTCTATATAGTTGTGCTAGCATCTTAATTGCCTTTTTACCATCTTCTAGCTCTACGATTTCTGGGTTGATAGCCTTTCCAAGGAGGTCGTCCTCGGTTCGTTGATGATTATAGTAAACTGGTAATTCAGTGAAAGTCTCAACACTTTTTTCTAATACGGATGGTTCAATAAAGACCTTTTGGTCGCCATCTTCGTCGTGGGGGCCTGACGTTATAGCGATTACTGGAAACTCTATATTATCATCCGTATGGACAGGGTCTTCCATTGTTGCAGCAAAACTGCGTTGGTTCTCCTCTCCGCCCCCGGCATTCACAGCAAACTTACGGTCAGTTTCCTGTTCTACCCTCATGCGGCACATATTAGCCGCAATCTCTTGATGGTCCTCAACTCCTCTTTTCTTTAGAGTTGGGCCAACTTCTATTATACAACGCTCATAGTCGTACTCTGTGCTCATTCTTCTCTATCCCCCGTTGGATTTGCAGACGGCTGATTACCAGCGCTGCGGTTTTCTGTCCTTGCGGACTCTTCTGTTTTATCTTGGTCTCTACCTCCAGAAACATTAGCATTCTTTGCAGTATCTTGCACTTCAGCTACTCCTTCCGGATTCAATCCTCTTTCCAATCTAACTTCACCGGGTGCGAGTACACCCTCAGATAAATATATCATGTCAGTCTTGGCTTTGACAAATGCGTCATCTACATTTATATTCCTGAACTTAAATTTAGCGTCACCACCTAATAACTGTGGCATTAGCTGACTATTGATAGCAGCTTCAACCGCAGACTGTAGGTGCTTAACGTATGGCTCAAAAATTGCACGCGCTTGCTCTGGCTTGTCGAACATTGTAATTGGAACTTTAAGGGCCACATGTATTTTCTTGAGCAAATCGTCAGTATATTTTCCATACTCAAAAGCTCGTTGTGTACCTTGTAACTCTTTGACTGTAATATCATTACCATGTATAATGTCTTCGCCGGGTTCCAGCGCATTAAATGCTGCCACGATTTCGTTAATTTTATCAGGACCATAAGGCATATCGGGGAGTCCAGCGCTAATATCAAACCTACTAGTAGCGTATTTGTTGAGAGCAGCTCCGATGTCCCGTTCTGCATAATCTTTGAGGTCAACCAAATAAAGAATTGGATGGATGTCACTAAGACCATAAGCATAATCATCGAACGGGTTGTTACGATATACGATAAGCTCGTCTTCTTCAAATCTAACCGACTCTTTGTCATCTCCCAAATCCTGATAATAATACATTACCTGTCCACTTGCACTTCTTTGGATATACATATTTTGAGATGACCTGATGACTAAATTGTCACCAGTCCACTCTAAAAAGGATGTACCAAAGATTCTTCCGTTACGAAGCCAAGTATATAACGTTTGCTCTAGATTAATTTCGTCAAACAATCCAGCGATAGATTCCCTGTCTTCATCACTATCGGTGACTATATCATACCCATCCTTAGCGGCGTACATACATGGTAAATCTATTAGAGTCCTAACTATAGGGTCTGATAAATATACATTCATATAAGTCTTATAATCACCTAGCTGTGGTTCTTTAAGAGCTCCATTACCACCAAATAAACCTCCTGATTGCTGAAGTTGAATACGTTTTATTACTCCAGAACCAAAACTTCTAGGGTTATCTTCTGTAAATGGAGGGTTTTCTCCTTTTGTTGCGAAACTTCGCCTATTAAAAGGCCAATAATCTCTTAGAGCCACGGCTATCATTCCAATATAGTACAAAAGAGTATATAAAGCTTTCGCTCAAAATGCCTTTATAAACCAGAAAGTCTACCTTTATTTAAAGTTTTCGACCGTCTAGTGGTGGTAAATAGCCCTCTTGAAGGACCTGCACGTCTGGTGGTACCTGACTGTTGTATAGATACGCTTGCAAACGACGCAGATGGGGGTAACATGGACAGCGAAGCGTGCAGAGCTACAGCTGTACTATCACAGTAATCATCATGCTTACCTGTAGGAGCTGCAATCTTCTCTGTTTTGTTCGCTGCATCCATAGTATACTCCAAATCTATGTGTTCTCTTAGCCATTTATTGACTAATTTGGCCTCTGGAGGGTCTAAATCCTCTGGATGAGGCACTTTTACTTGCCCTTGTTGTATGTAAGATGCCATATCTCTATATATCTGTGTCTTACTACCTTTAGGACCACCAGTAAAGATAAATGGTATAAATTGTATCTGTGGTTTACTGGATATACATGCTAATTTTATTTCTTGTTCGATAGCACCACCAATACCCGTCGCATCAATAATAACCCTATCAGCACCAAAATCGTGAGCTGCATCCATGATACGCTTACGCTGATATGGAATGTCATGTCCACCTGATTTTGGCCCAATCTCTTCAAGGTAGATAAGATTTGCGGTATTACTATCCTTGTCTTTAGATGTACTCCATACGCTAATAACAGTGCTATTAACAGATTTGCCAATGTCAACACCCACAACACAATTAGGATAATTAGTTCCTCTCTTTCCAAAGGTTCGTCCTCTGGATAGACAGGCTTTGAGTAATTCGGGATTGAAGATGTTCGAGACCGATTCGACGAACTCGCACTCATATTCTGTTCTCCAATATATTGAATCTTCCCCCCATTCCCTCATCTTTTCAGCCATATCGTCGTCAGTATAAGGTGCAGAATAAGCACGCCCCGGCTTTACTGCATCTCTCCATGTAAATACCATTCGTTCGAATGAGTCGTTATATGCATCATCATAAAGGTAGCGCCACATGTGATTCTCTTTACTCTTCGGCGTACCTAAGTTAATAAAAGGAGCCCTATTAGAAACTATAGCGGGCTCAACGTTGTCAACAAATAATTTATCATCTATAAGTGGGCTCTCATCTACTATACACATAGTTGGATGTTGTCCTCGTATTGCTTGTCCCTGATTTGATGGGGCTAAAGGAGCTCTACGTAGAACTGTCCCTCCCTTCATTGTGATATTAGGTTTATTATGGAACCTATATGTGTCAATCAATCCATTAAGAAAACTGTTATCAGCAAAATGTCTATAACAGTAATTAAATATAAGTGAAGCTTGGTCCTCTGTTGGAGCCAGAATAAATATCAAGTCTCTAAATCTATTAAAGAACATGTAGATACATACAGCTACCGAAAGAGCAAAAGACTTGCCACTGCCTCGTGGAGCCAATATTGCTAGTTTACGATGCTTATCTGGGTCACCATCAGGATATGTTAACGTTTTTACAATAATTTGTTCTTGTAAAGGTCTTAACTTTAATGGTCTTTGTTTGTTATCGATAAGATATGCTTCACAGAAGGCCCTACATAATAGGGTCATCTTCTTTTCATCTTGTCTACAAATGTCAAAAATCTTTTCTAGTTTTCTGGAGTCGTGTGCAGCTACTCCGCTAATCGCGGACTTCATCAGGTTTTCGTTCTTCACCGCTGTCATCTATTATCTCCTCCAGTATTTTTGAGAAATTCTCACTGTTCTTTTCTACTACAGTTGGAACTTCTATATTAAGAGCACGAAACTCAGTATGGATATCACGTACAATCTGGTTTCTTTGTCGCAATAACTCTGTTCTAGCGTCAACATCCCGAATACATACAAGAATTTCTTCCCAAAGCAAGTCTTCAAGCGCGAGATTGCGGGCAAGAAGCCGGACAAGTTCTTTATGTCTTTCATATTCCCCTTCTCCGACTCTTATGCGTAAACGCCTTTCATACCCTTCGACGTCCATTACTTGGCTTCGTCGAGTGCGGCCTTAACTTTAGACTTCACTAATGAAGCAAGTTCATCATCTTTTTCGTCCCAAGCTGTAATTAATACATTTTTGACTAAAGAGTCTTTGACATGCTTTTGTGCAGTCTCATCCATTTTCTCAAATACTTTCATTTGAGCTTTTGTTAGATTCTTATCAAGTAATCCCATCAATTCAGCTTCGTTATTCTTCAAATACTTGAAAACTAACTCTTTAACTGCTGGCACGGTATATGCAATGTATCCTGCCATACCTAATACTAAAGCAGCCATAGCCATGAGTAATGGTTCATCCATCAAAGTGTCTAATAGACCTGATTCTTCAACAGTATCCAAAATAGCAGTAAGGTTACCCTCACTGGTCTCGTTGGTTTCTGCTGTGTTGTTTGTGGTTTCGTTTGCCATAGGTTCTCACCTGTTTTAATATAATGCCATAGCACTATTTAAAGCTTTCGTTTAATCGCAACATTCGCAGTTGCATCCTTCTTTGCAGCACATATTTTTTTTCTCCTTATTGTTGTGGCCCCAAGAGACGCATTACGCGTTAAATTCCTGTGGTTCTGTGGTCTGTTAGGAGCCACAATAATATTAGAACATAAGACTATATAAAGCTTATGTCTATGCGTCAACCACTAGGGCGTATGCGTATTGATTACCAACTTTGTGTATCTCTAACAAACGTATAGTTTTAGAATCATCTATTGTTTCTAACTTAGTTTCTAACAAAGCTAGTACTCCAGCTATATCGCTTGCGGTTTCGTAGTGGTCATTTACTGCGTAATTTGCCATTTATTTCTCCTTATTTCTTTTTAGCTACAACTTTTGTTGCTGTTTTATGTTCGTGTGCTTGTTGATTGGCTTCAATCATTTGCATCTGTTTTTGAGCTGCGTCATTGTAATCGATAACTGCTTGTGCTTTTATCTTATAGAATGCTGTCTTTTCTGCTTGTTCTTGTTTCCACACATCTAAAGC